AACATGCTTACCTGCGCCTTGAAATCCGCTAAACGCTTCTGTGCGGCTTCGTAGTAGTCTTTGTCAATCTCAAATCCTATGTATGGAAATCCTAAATCCTCACAGGCTATAAGGCTTGATGCGCTCCCTACATGAGTATCAAGTATCTTGTCGCCGGGTTTGGCGTAGTTTTTGAGCAGCCATTTATAAAGGGCAACGGGTTTTTGGGTGGGGTGAATAGTGCCGTCTTTTAGTAATTCAACCCTATTAATAACAACCACTCTCGTAGGCACATTGAAGGAGGAATAAGCAAGTTCGCAATCACTCATCGTTAAACCATGCTGTCCTTTATCCCAAACAACCCAACCTTTTGTGCCTTTTTCTAAATGCTTAACAAAGTAATTTGCACCCCATATTATTTGGTTTTTACTTACTCTTTCAAGTTCTTTGAAATATTCTTTACTTGGTATTGAATTATCCCAATCTTTCTTTTTGTGTAATTTTCTGTTATGTTTAGGATTTTTACATATGCTTTCTTTCTGTCCGTCCATGCCTATCCCATACGGCGGGTCCACAATAGCAAGTTCAAAATACTTATCGGGAAATTGCTTCATGCCTTCCATGCAGTCCATTAAGTACAGTCGATTGAGTTCTAGCACTACCTCACCCCCCAATATACGCTGGTAAAGTAACTCTCCGGCTTAGGTAGCTTGTCCCAAAAGATGATAAGTAAGATGTAGCCCAGCATTATCAGGAGAAAGTACCAAAAACGTTTTGTTGGGCGGTAGTTGTTGTATATGTCATTCACTTTAATCCCCTTCCCATGATTTCACAATTAGTGAATTTTACGACGAAAAAAATAACTCGCCTACGTCTACGCCATAATATTTGGCGATTTTTATTTTGATTTCGTCCCGGGGAACCCTCTCCCCCAGTTCATACGATACCAATGCAGAATAGCTGATACCAAGGTCTACAGCCACTTGTTCCCTACTTTTTGCACCTCTTAATTCGACCAGTTTTTGTCCCATTTTTTGTCGATTCATTTAATCTCACCCCCTTACGTGTAATACTATATCATATTCCACTTAACTTGTCAACACTTATTGTAGAATTATTATTGTATTTTTTTTCTACAAATAGGGCATAATCTAAATATAAGGATGAGTGAAGGAGGGCAAATAGCCCAGGAGATTTTTGAAAACCCTGATTTAAGGGCTTTATTTGATGCTTCCAGAAATGCTACTCCAGAGGATTTGGAAATTGTTAAAAACCTTTAACGGTTGTTACAATAAAGAAAAAACCGGGTTTCCCCGGATGCTCTCAATAAATATTTTTTATATACTAAATGCTTGACTTGAAGCGTAAAGGGAGGAGTTAGTGATGACGCCTAATGTTTACTTCATGAATTTACCTTGTAGAATAAAAGGATTTGTTTGCAAAATAACTATCCACTCCAATTCGCCCCAATTTATCCGAAATTAAGCCTGTAAATGTTGATTTATGGGCTTATTCTTATTTTTATCATAAATCTTGCTTCAATGCAATACAAGATTATTTTTGCCGTTTTTTTGCCGTTTGTATCAAGTGTGATTAAAAATTGATAAAAAATCTTCAAAAAGGTGTTGACAGATTACTTGTTGTCATGATATAATGTAATCAAAGAAAGGAAATGAAAGGGGATAGGCAAAATGATTATAAAAACAGGAGAGGTTAAGGTTAGCGATTACAGAAAGTACAACGTGGAGATTGTTGCCGAGAAGGAAACTGAAAAAGCAATCCAAATAAAAATCACGGAAACCCTTCTGATAATCGACGAAGAAATGAATACTGAACAGACTGAGTGGCTCCCCAAGAGCCAGATTGAAATCATCGATGAATTCATCATCGTACCTGACTGGCTAGCTCGGAAAAAGGGACTGCCGACCGTAAGCATCGTTTGTAAACTGAATGACGAGCAGCTGAAAGAAAAATACGGAATCCCATCGTTGACTGAACTCACCGACGCCGACCGGGTCCGGTTGCTACAAAACGGTGATGGCGTCGTAACAGTATATTAACAAATTGAGGCCCGCCGGGAGCCTTCAATCCCGGCAAAAATAAAAATTAAGGAGGATGCCCAATGAGTAAAAGAAAAGACCAAGCATCTGTCATCTTTAGGCTACCAGCAGAAGTAAAGAAAAAGTTACAAATGCAAGTGCTGGAGGAAGGAACCTCAATTCAAGAACTGCTTGAAGATTTCGTTTATGATTATTTGGGAATGAAGGAGGAGAAAACAGTGCTGAAAGGTATCATGAAAGTAGCTCAGGAAACCACAGACTTTGAAAGTGGGTTTGAACGCTTGTTCGGCTTTATGGCAGAAAACCCGGAAAGCCGCACGACGAAGGATTTCATCAGCTACCATATTATTGAGATGAATTCCCCAGCGACCGAGAGCGGAGACCCAGATTTTACTTATCTCATTGGGAAGGGTTTCATTGCTGAGCATTGGGTGGATGAAGAAGACTTGGACAAATTCCAAAAATTCTGTGAGGCCCAAGAATAATCGCCCAGCGAAGTCCTACTGCAAATACAAAAAACCCGGGTTTCCCCGGGCTACTTTTTTTGGTAATGCGTTATCTATTTTGTGTTTGTTTGAGCAACTGATGCCCAAGCACTGCGGCTCCTGCTACCAGAACACCCTGGACTGCCGCATCAACCGTAAACCCTATAATGCCGAGAGCTGCAAGGATGCCTACCGCCAGCAGTACCCAGGGTATAATCCAGTCCTGCACTTTTGGGGTCCGCTTAAGGAAGCTCCCCAGGATCCAAAGTACGGGAATAATTATAAGTGCTTCATTAATAATATATTCGAGTATCTCCACGTTTTACACCCCTTTGCTTAATTCGTTCTGCAACCGGAAGTAATCTTCAAATCTCTTGATTCTACCCTGCAGTTCTGTAATTGTTTTCGTGTCCTCTATCGGCTGTTCTACACGCTGGAGCATAATCTCCAGCATCCTGGCCTGTGTCTTTGGCCCAATTACGCCGTCCACGGCCAGCCTCTCCGCTTTTTGGAAGGCTTTGACGGAATTCAAAAAACCCTGACCAGGTCCGAATTTTTCATCTATCGGACCTGTATAGTAGCCCAGGGCCTTAAGCAACCTCTGGACCACGCCGACATCCGGCCCCTCCATACCGAACCTAATCGTCCGCTGAAACATTTTTGCTTCTCCTCCTTTCCCCTCCAGCTCTCTCCCAACATCTGCACGGAAAGAATTCATGCTCTTACCATGCTTTATAAACCAGTGTTCCGGATCACTGTGGTTGCTGGCGATGCCAAGCCGGTACCCTTCATAATGGCCAATGATATCCTTTTCGCTGAGATTGTGCAGTCTGCAAAGATATGCGCACAACTCCACAGCTTCCTTGTAAACCGCATTGAAATAGACAGCATCCTTAAGCCCGTCCTCGCAAATCTCAAAACCAATGTGAGTGTCGTTTGCCTTGCCTCCGGCATGCCAGCCCCTCATGTTCCAGGGCAAGGTCTGATAAGTAGCTATGCTGCCGTCCTTCAGCTTTCCGATGAAGGCATGGACGCACACCGACTTCCCGCCGGGTCTGTCTTGGTTCCAATGGTTATTATATGGATTTGGACCCAGCAGGCCGTCATCCGGGCCGACATACCTTTTCAGCCACGGGTTATTCGCACCGGTACTGTGGACCATGATGCCTTTGGGTTCAATTGTTTTGCCTGCCTTATAGCATGCATTATTGGTTAAAATAAGTTTTCTCAGGTTCAAACTATCACCTCCGCTTCAGATCGGCCTTGATATCCGACACATCTTTTTGGACACTCTCAAGGATGCCAAACCTGTCTGACAACTCCTTTATGATGCTCTGGTTTTCTTCTATCGTTTTCTGGTACTTGTTTTCCCGGCGACGGCTGTCGTACAAAACGTAAATGAACAGGAAAACAAAAAGAGCCGCCCAAATGCCGTTTGCGGCCGCCAGCTCCATCAATGTATTTTCCATTCTTCACCCGCCTTTTTCTTGCAAAAATAATAGCACCTCTATAATAGAGACGCTATTGTCGTTAGATGTGCCTAATATAGCTACTCTTTGTCAGGATACTTAAAACCTGTAATTTCTCTGTATTCATCCTCCGTCAGAACTTTGCCTACTACGTTCCAAACCCTGTTAATATCCCAATATCCATTGTCATAATAATATTTAATTTTTTCGAACATCACATATCCACCCCTGTCATGATAGCTATATAGTCAATGTCCGATTGCAACAGCATGATATACTCATCTTTTTCATATTGAATCATGTCATATTCATAGCCAATGAATTCATTTTCTTCACCAACATTTTCACTGACTTCAGTAATGTTTTTATGAATCCATACACTGAATTCATCAATAACCATGGGCTTTGGCCTTACCGTGCTTCTTACCCTTCCATAATCCTTCATTTTAATCCACCTTTCTTTTAACATATTTTCCATAATATTCATCAGCAAAAGGTTGGATTGGTTCAATATATTTCTTACTTAACCTGTAACTATCACACCACATTAACCAACCTTTATAAGAATTGATTGAACACCATTCAGAATAATTCATTTGTTCACCGCTGAAGCATTTCTTTTTAATCTTATTCATCTTTTTCTTGAAGTTCTTACAAGTTGATTTTCTCAATAAAGTATAATCAAAGAAAAATCTATATCCAACAAAATCAACACCCCTAATATATGTGGGAAATACTTGCCAATTCTCCTTGATTTTAAGCTTTAATTCATCCCTTAAATATTCTTCAATATCAAGTCTTAATTTGTGCAGTTCTTCTTTACTGCTTCCGAATATAACAATGTCATCCATGTATCTGAAGTAATACTTAACCTTTTTGACTTCTTTAATCCAATGGTCAAAGGATGAAAGATAAAAGTTTCCGCTATATTGTGAAAGATAATTTCCAATAGGAATTCCCACACCACCAGGGGTTGAATCAATAATTTCATCAAGTAGCCAAAGAAGGTCATCATCCTTAAAAATCCTTCTGTATTTGGCTTTCAAAATGTCATGGTCAATGCTTGGATAATACTTTTTAATATCAAATTTCAAAGTGTATTGGGTTCCATAAGGGTCTTTCATAAAAATACCTGGAACATATACTTGTTTTCCATCTACTTCTTTATAATAACCCCTTATCCGCTTAACAACTTGATGAATACCCCTTCCTGGAATAGCTGAATAGGTGTCTTTAGTAAAATTATTTATTAAAATGGGTTCTATGACCTGCATAATTGCCCATTGGCAAATTCTATCAGGAAAATAAGGTAATTTATAAATTTCCCGTTCTTTTTCACCGTCTTTCTTCAGAAAGGTTTCGTATTCAGAAGTTTTATAAGTCTTATTTATTAGTGATTCCTGAAGCTTCTTTAAGTAATATTCTTCATTTGCATTGACAAGTTTAACTTCTTTATACCACCCCTTTCCTTTTCTTGCATTTTTATGTGCAAGCTTTAGATTTTCCATGTCATAAATTTTAGGATATAAATTACCGTATCTTTTCATAGACTTCCCACCAATTGTTGTATGCACTATTCCCGAATCTTCAAACGGTTTATTGAAACTTAATTTTCAATAAACCTACCAATACAGGATTAGTTGTATTTTTTATGTTTTGCCAAGAGGCAGGGTAAGTTGACCGTTGACCAGGTTTTAATTTGTAAGTGCATTTACTGCCCTGCTGCCGATATTCCGATTACGATTAGTAGACGAATTATTCACATTCCAATTGAAAGCACCAGTATTCAAGCCATTATTCCAATTACTGCCTAAATGGGTAACCTGAAACTGGTAAAAAAAATAACTTTAATTGGTAGTAATCGACAAATTCAACTTACCCATATATTTTAAGCTT